TCCATTTGAACTATCACTAGCTAATCTTACTTTTATTTCAGCTACATCAGTTACATCAATCATTGCTTGAGCAGAAACATTATAACCATTTGTACCAGTAACGCTTACAGAAGCTCTTGCTATCCTTGTATAAGTTGGTGACCCTGCTGAACCATTATGAGTTGCGAATATACTGCCTAATACATTATCATCTGTTACTCCATTTGCATTTATTGACCATTCAGCATTTATTTGATATTTTCCTGGTGACGGAAATGTAAAAATTCCTGATGATTCGGTCATGCCTGTTCCAATCTTTTCGAACAAACTATTGCCTAAATCTTGTCTAGCCCAATTAGAGTTCATATAATCTGGACTTGAAGCATCGGTAACAAAATCACTTGTTATAACCCAAGCATCATATTCAGTAATACCTCCAGCAGAACCAAACGATAAATTTTTTGACCCATCGGTTTTTAAAACTTGATTAGCACTGCCATCTGCTACAGGTAATTTAAATTCTACATCAGCACTACTTGAAGCTGGCCCCTCTAGACTTACTGAGCCACCACCTGATGCTGCGTTTAGTTTAATCTTTGCTGTCATTTATGGAGCCTCCAATGCAGTGACTCTTGTTGTAAGGGCTGTCAAATCTGTTTTCATCTGTGTATTTTCTGCTTCTAATGTTTCAATTCTAGCCATAGCCTCTTGTAATGCTTTAACAGCTTTTACATAAAGAACAGAATAAGCAACATTTTTCTTTCCAGTTTCTTTAGTAACATCTACAAGATTAGGACAAACTGTTTCTAATTCCTGTGCAATGACACCTATTTGTTTATGTGTTGGTTGACCAGTAGATGCTTTAAAATTATAGTTTCTTATTTTTATGTTTTTAATATCATCCCATTGAGAATTTGCATCTATGATATTTTCTTTTAGTGATACGTCTGATATACCACCATAACTGTTGTTGGCATTTTCTAAATCACCATCAGATCGAATGATAGTTTTAAAACTACTAGCTATTTGAAAGACAAATGCAGCTTCAGGTGTTTGACCAGATGGATAATAAACTCCTATTCCCCTTTGGTTAGCTTTGTTAGAATGTACAGTTAACGCATAACCATTATCAGTTATTTGTTCAAAACAATGGTCACTAGGATCACCACCCACTGAGATATTATTTGTACGCCCTGCGAGCAATCTGCCTGACGAATCTATACGAACACGTTCTGCACCATTATTAACAAAACGAACTGGTCCAGTTCCATTGCCTCCAATAGTAAAATTACCATTAGCACCTAATTGCATTTCAAGGTATCCTCTAGATTGAGCACCAGCATCACCAAAATATAAACTTGCATAATTACTGTTACTATTGTTTCCGAAAACAGATATACCCGCATCTCCACTTGATTCACTAACAACTAAGTTATCAGAGTAAGCGCCTGCAGGAGAGGCTGAAGTAGTTCCTATAAGTACTCTTCCAGAACTATCGACAGTTGCTCTTGTCGACCCACCTGTATTTATATTGACAGTATCAGATGCAAATGATAATCCCGTATTTGCGTCAGTACCAGCTATGGAAGCTGCACTCGCTGATCCGTCAACTCCAGAAATACCAGTAGTGCCGTTAATGTTTAAAGCCATAATTAAAGAATAACAAGTAAACTACCAGATGGCACGGTCACAGTTACACCACTATTTATAACAGGGCTAACTGTGTGTGCATTTTTTCCTGATGTTATTGTATAGTTTGTTGTTACGTTAGTGTCCGATTCAAAAAATACTTCATCATTACCTCCTCCAGTAGCTCCAGCACCTCCACCAATAGAACCCCAAGCATTTGTATAACCTTCAAATTGTCCTGTGTCAGAGTTATATCTAAATTGTCCTGCTGCTGCGGCTGGTGCTCCAGACTGTCCAGGTTGTTGTGCATTATTACCAACAGGAACTTTTAGAAATCCAGTAGATGACATAGTAACATCGCCTGTCATCGTAGGAGTTGCTGCTACAACATGACCTAAATTATCTAAACTGATATTTCCTATATTTACATATCCAGTATTTCCTGAGTTTCTTATTCTTAATAATGAAGTACCTGTGTCAATATGTGGTTGAAAAGCTGAATTTATTGATGGATCGCCAGAACCACTATTTAAAGAGTTAATAGCAGCAGTAATTTGATTTAATTTTGTTCGGACAGCAGCACCCGTTCCATTGTCAATTACATAGCCCGCCCCACCTGTGTTATCGACTCTAGCCATTTAGAAAAGTAACATTGATCTTATTATACTATCCTTTTCCAAAACCAACAGCCGTATAAGAAAAATTCTTACCAATAGAAGCATTGGAACTATTTTTAAAATCAATCGTAAAACCAGTACTGGATACATTAGTAATCTCAAAATAATCACCAGAAGCTAAATTTTGTGCAGTAACATTTATTGAAGGCAAGTTACTGTTAGCACCTAATAATGCTGATGTACCAGTGAAAAATGGAGAATCAAATGTGTATGCTGTAGCTTGAGCATTTTGAGTAATATTTGATCTTTGCTCAGTTCTTCTTTCTAATTTTGCTGTATAGCCTAATTGAAATACTCTAATATCCTGTGCTGGATCATTACTGGTAAGAACTGTTCTAAATTGAAAACCTCTTGCTTTGAATGTACCGCTTGTAAAAGGCTCAAAAGCTGTGTAAGTTGGCGAACCAGTGGGGTCATCTTGTGTCCTTCGCACAAATAATTGAGCATCTACTTCATTAGCTTCTGTTCCATCAAAAGTACCTGTTGTTGGAAATGCCTGTTGTCTTGCATCAAATAAATCTGATGGAAAGAAACCTTCTGTTTTGAAATGCCTTACTAGATCAAGACTAAATACAGCACCTAAATCCAAAGTATCTTTAAAGTCATAACTTCCAGATGGAGATATTCCACCTATATCATCTATTGAAATAATAACAGGATCATCAAAAGATGTTCCAATAGAAACTCCAATATCATCAAACTGTCCTGTACCAGTTAGGTTAAGGGAATTTGTTGACGCATCAAAAGCTGTATTAACTTTTGCACCTTGGAACTTAGGATTATCTAAATCTTCTCTTCTAGTCTGAATAAGTAATTCATCACTGACTTCTGGAATATTTACAACAACACTAGCTTCCCCTGCACTAAATCTGCCACCATCATCTTGAAATTTAAGAATATACTCTCCAGTGATGGCAGGAACTATTGCTTCAGTTGAGTTTCCTGGAGCAGCTTCTATTAAATCTACGGCATTTTCAAAAGTACCTGTACCATCTGTTCCAGAACTATCATGTCTAATATAAACAAGACCTCCATGTGTAACGTCAATATCTGCTGATCTGTTCCATTTCAAGCGAATTAATTTATTATTTATTGGTTCAGCAGTAAGCCCTGTCATATCTGCTGGAATTGCAGTTTTTCCTGCAAAATCCTTTATTAGTGTAGATGGTTCTGCTGATGCCTCTAATGCTGCATTTAAACTAAATACTCTAAATTCATATTCACCTTCACTTGCGTCAAATATTGTAAAGTCAGTTCCAGTAACAGTAGTGGTTATAAAGTTTCCATTGTCTTTTCTGTACTGAACTCTATATTGACTGACACCTGGAACAGCTTCGTAATCAAGAATAATTTTTACTTTTGCTTTTTGATTTTCTACATAAAAGAATTGTTCCGCACTATCAATAGCAGGAGCATCTTTTAATACATTTAATATAGTTACATTTCTAGTGGGCAAGGTAGATCCATCTTCAATAAATGCGAATTTTGCTGAATTATATGCCGTTCCAATAATTGCATAATTATCTTTATCCTCAGTTACGCTTACAACTCTCCATTGAGTAGTTTGCAAGGTTGTATTTTGCAAGATCCAAACACTATTTGCATTAGGAGCAGAACTAAATGGAGTTGAAGAATCAATCGTAATTACTGCACCTACAATCCCTGTTACACTCTTACTTTCTACCGATCCATCAGGTAAGACAACGCTAAGTGTTGGATTGTTTGTGGCATCTAAATCCGTATCTTCTGTATTATCTACTGTGACAGTTGTAGTTGTTGCTGACTTTATTCTTCCTCCTCTCCTTAATCCTGCCCTAACTGGATCGCTTACTTCGATAACTTGACCTGGTCTGACAACTACACCTTCTGAAATGCCAGTAGTAAAATTAATTGTTTCGGTAGAGTTTTGCTCTTCAAATAATAAAAATCTGCCTAATCTTCTTGCCTGACCTCGTGAACTCACTCCGAAACCAGTAATTTTTTTATGTAGTACACCATATTTATTTTTTGCTGCTACATCTTCTACAGTTTCAAAGTCTAATTCTTGATTTCCCATGTCAAAATATGACACGGAAACTACTGTTGCTCTTGTTTTAAGACTTGTACCAGAATATCCAAATCCTGCTGACGTTACATTAGATAAGTTAAATAAATAACTTGGATCAGTTGGTCTATCTTGCGAAATTGTAAGAGACCCTGCGTTCCAATAACTGATTGATCTCATAACAGAGGTTAAGCTATTTATAACTTCATAAGCATCTTGTCTTGCTTGTAAAATAGTATTGCAACTAAATCTGGGCTCTTGTCCTCCTGCTCCGTCATCTACCAAGGTGGAACAATAAACAGAAGCACTATAAAAAGCATATTTATCAAGTTGAGCTTCAGTAATATGATCCCCTAGTCCATATCTGACATTTGTTAAAAGATCAAATAATATCCAAGCTGGATCTGAACACCAAACTTTAGTTGTAGTAAGCGTTCCATTAAAGTTTCCTGTGTAAGTTATTCTTCCTGTTGCAGCTTCTACAGTCCCGTTATGAGGTATTTTTATTTTTACCCCACGAACTTTATACATCCGTCTAGGAACGGATGAAAACTGTTGAGAGTCAAACCTTAATGCTGCATGAGCAATATCAGGATATGGTCGTTGTTCATCAATAATTTCAGTAAATGATGAAAAGAAAAATTCATCCCTTAGTTTGTTGGGATCAGTAGCATCAGCAGTTACTCTCGTTACTTGAACTGTTATTGGATAATTAAGATTACTGGGTAGATCAATTCGATAATCTCTGTTATAAGCAGATGAAGTTCTTCCCGTAACTGTGTCAGATATTGGAGTAGTTGTCGTTCCATTGTTTTGAATTATTTTTATTGTTAACTCTACTGAAGCACCATTAACATCTCCGTTAGTTTCAAATGTTTGTAGACCATTAAAACGAAGAGTAACTCTAACAGCATTAATATTGGAGTTTGTTATCTGTCTTGATACTGGAGTTCCGTTTTCTACTTTTACTCCTACATTATTTTCTGTTTCAATGTTTGAAATACCGGAAATAAATGTTTGATCTGACGTACCAAATCTAGGCTCAAACTCTACATCTTGAAAATTAAAATCTGTAGGTTGCGTATTCGTTGGATCGGCACTAGCTCTTAAAACTGGAGTTTTTCCTAAAAATACATCTTTTAATGCTGCTGTATTGTAATTAG